GATAGTTGTCAAACACGCCCCCGGTCAACACAAAGGGTTCGTGCTCAAACGTCCGCTGAACAGCATCGAGCGCGGAAACCTCGGAAAACAAGTTCTCTATCGACTCGATGACGCAAACAAAGTCGTCGGAACCCTGGATGTCCCCTGGGTGGCGGATATACATGTCCATAGAGTTTATTGCCGCCCGGATATCGCTCCCGGACGCGCGGACGATCCGGTCGAGAACGTCGTCCGACACACGCCCGGCGGATATCTTCTGAAGCAAAGGAAACATCTTCACCTCGGGGGAAAAATCAAAGGTTACCCACTTTTTGAAAAACGTATTGCTCGAACTCTTTCCGTCAGTGTGGCCAATGCACAGAACCTTCTTGCGACTCGTTTTCAAATGGTCGGCCAATATTGTCATGCACCTCTTCCCGACGTGCGAGTCGAACCCGTCCAGAATGACGACGTCGGCGTTGGAATTGTTCGACTCGGCCAGGGAACTCTGGAAGTCCTTGTCAACGTGGTCGACGTAAAACGCATTTACACCGAGGGCGGTTACGATCAGGGAAACGAGCGTCGTGGCCCCGGAGCCACACGGGGCGGACATAAAAGCGACGTCGGTCTTTCCATCCACGAGCCACGCTTTCAGGCAGTCTGCGCGCTTGCCAAACAAGAACGCGTCCTCGGGCCTCGAGGGTCTTGATGCCACGGCAAGGGGTTCGGGAAGCTTTTCCCTTACACGCTCCGTGATCGTCAGGAGCTTGTCCATTAACAAGAACGCGGCGCCGCGTTGTTTAAGTTATATTGCGCCTAATCTCCATGATGATGAGGAATAGCGTTGCCATGCACTGCACCAGAATAAGAATCGCTATGACCTGGAAGAAGAATGACACGGATTTAACCCTGGTGTCAACGTATTGTGCGCACGGCTCTATGACATCGTTCAGGGCGTTCTTTACGTCTTCTCTGCTTAGAGTCTCTTTTAAATTTCTGATGATGTCTGCTATCATTTACATATCTAATCATTTTTTTAATGACATATTGCCACAAGAATAAAATATACTCACAAGTAAATGGCACCATATATAATCGCGGCCGCCATTCTAGTCGTCATAGTGCTGTTCGGAGTATTATGGGAGAGGAGAGAAGTCTACTTTAGCAGGGACCTCGCGTACGATCGCGCAAACGCTATACTCTGGACCAAATACAAACAAAACGCTGCCAAGAATGTAAAGGCGCTCGATACAAAAATGAAACAGACGTACAAATACCACGGAACGGGAGATTTCGATGGGATGAAGTGCAGGGGGCCAAACAATTTCAGGTGCACGGCATACAACAACCTGATGTATTGATTCGTTCGCGAACAAAAAATAACTGATTATATCAAATGATGATACTATGGTTAGTAGTCGCGGTCGCCATGGTAGCCGCGGCGCTCATAGTAGTCCCGAGGAAAAAAGACATCCCGGTGTCTCAGGAGGAAATACAACAAGAAAAGCAGATTCGCCACGAATTATTCTTAAAAGAAGAAAAGGACACGCGCAGGTTCTACGAGGACATTCGACGCTTGTATCCAGTGTAAAACGTTTAAAACTTAAATGTTCGCATACAAATACATGGATATAAACGTCGTGGTCGCAGCCTTGTCTATTGGACTTGCGACAATCGCCATTTATTTTGCACGAGAAGAAGAACGCGTGCTCCAGGAACCAGACCACGAAGTTGAAATGCCACCGGCGAATATCAATAACAGTGGCCACGACCAGGGGGCTGACATAGTTGAAAACATCCTCCGGAGACACGGCGCGTACGAAGAACACGCTGCTCTCGTTGACTCCATGGTTCTTATCGTGATTTCTAAAAAGAACGAGGATTATAACCTAGACCTGCTCATTCCCGAAGAAGATGGAAAATCGCTCGTAGAACTTGGCAAACTGTATATTGACAGGTTTGCGAAGAACCCGACGAGGCTGGACTATTTCCTGGCAGGGGTGATAGAAATGGAACTGAACAACATACGCACGGGGTCGGTGATACCCATCCAAGATGTTCACGAATTACGGAAAACGGTAGACTCATTTTATTATAAAAATATTTCGAATAGTATATAATGGGTGCGACGCTTTCGAAAAAACAAGAGCCCGTAAAATACAACAACAACTACAACAACAACGGCTACAACAACAACAACGACGATTGGAATTGGAATAGCTGGAACGAAGGAAACAATTGGGGGAACGAGTGGGAGACGAACGAAGAATGGTGGGTGAATAACAATAACAACAGCGGGAACAAGAACAACAGTGGGAACAAGAACGCGAAGAACGCGAAGAACGCGAAGAACGCGAAGAACGCGAAGAACGCGAAGAACGCGAAGAACGCGAAGAACGCGAAGAACGCGAAGAACGCGAAGAACGCGAAGAACGCGAAGAACGCGAAGAAATAAACATAAACCGTTTCGTAAACTTACGCTTATTAAAATATTGTTCGTTTGTAATGAGTTCCGCAAACGAGGAACTGGAGGCATATCGCGGTATCTGCAAGTGTCTCATATTGAGAATATTAGAGGCAGTATCGGTGAGGGAGCTCCTTAATGAAGATACTTTAAAACAAACGAGAAAGGAGATTCCCAATGTTATAGAGAATCTGTGCTTGTCTTACAAACAAAACAACGAGCGATTTGAAAAAATGACCGTGAACCCCGTGCCGGTCGCTCAGCTCGGTGAGCTAGATGCGAAAATAAGCACGTGCGATGCGGCAGAGATTGTCCGTCTCGCAGAAGTTTCTAGATTTCTCATGGAACGCGAGATACACTCTATCACCAAGGCAGTAATTGACAAGTGCAGCTGACATATTGACAAACACTTTAACTTATTTTGACAATGGCATCCCATTTTCAAAATGAAGAAACAACACGCAGCGAACCTGTGGATTTACAATCAGTCCGTGCGATGCGCGCAGAAAAATATGATTCCAATGGAGCTTACCGCCCAAGAATTGATGAGCATAACGGATCTTCCGTGTCTCTACTGTGGCGAAGAACCTCATAATTTTAGAGTATCCGGAGTAGACAGACTAGTTCCGGAGAAAGGATTCACGCGGAGAAACGTCGTTCCGGCGTGCGACAAATGTATACGGGCGAAAGGTTCATCAGACGCGTCGTCGTTTATTATGCGGTGTCTTCACATATCTCACGTGAACGGAGGCCCCGGAGGAAAGACAGACAAATGGAACAACGTCAAGTTCAAGACATACGACGTATACAAGACCGAGAACATGCACAAGAATTTCAAACTGACAGAAGATGAGTATTATACTCTTCGTAACGGCGACTGTTCTTATTGCTGCAGGCCAACGACCGAGAACCATATGAACGGAATAGATAGAATTAACAATAACGTCGGCTACATCCGAAGTAACTGTGTGACAGCGTGCCACGATTGCAATCTTCTTAAACTGGTATCAAAGAAAGAAGATTTTCTGGCACATATGAAAAAAATTGCACATCATATTCTAGCACGTTCAATGTAAAATCAAATACTCGTACACACGGAAGTAGACACGTTATTTCCATCGGGACACTGGTCGACATCAATCGTGATAGTTTCTTCGCAGAATGGAGACGTGTCAGGGAGGTCTTCTTCCACGCCTTCGATATCATTTCCTTGGTAGAAGTTTTCAAAATCTTCATGCTCCCGCTCGCCTTCGCGGGGAGGGATATCCACAGGAACGTGCCGTGTGGTGGGTCTGGGCACGCACTCGTCCCCCGGGTATTGTTGCGTATCGTCAACCGGGATGAGGGGGTCCCAGGGGGTGTATTCCATCGCGGGGTCCTCGAACCCGTCAATGTTCTGGTTCATACGAACCTCGGGGGCTTCCTCGAAGTTTGTTGCCAGGCAGAACGCTTGATACGAGGTAAGGACTTCCGGACCGAGCTCTTTCTCCGGGTCCGTCTTGTTGTACTCCTCCCTGAGGCAGCGGTACAGCTCCGCCTCTTCTTCCTTGGGGGTGTTGCCCCCCACGAGGGAAGAGTAAAGGCCCAGCATATCCTTGGCATCCATACCGGAAAACATACTCGTAGACGACATTTGTTAACAACTTTCTACATTATTAAATTTCTATTTTGACGAACTTTAATTACCGTCCCTTCGACCCTCTTTTGGCCAGTTGCGGCCATCTTTCGGAATCATAAGGTTTCGGAGGATGCTTAGACTGTTGGGACTTTGAGGTTTCATAAGAAATCTTCAGGTTTCATCAGCTTTGATGTAACGGAAAGAGATAGAAGAGAAACGACCTCGCTCTGTAATTACCGTCCCTTGAGAAGCTTCACACCATTTGTTTCTTCTTCGTCATCACTATCGTCTTTCTTAACACGAGACTTTGAAAACTTCCAAAACGCATGAGACCCCATCTTAAAGTTATCTCGCATTTTAGCCTTAAAGTGAAAAACGCACTCCGATACATTATTCGAAATCTTTGTATTGTCCAGGACAAGAACGCCGTAGTTTTCCGTGCACGCATTGAGCACCTTGTTGAAGTCTTCGAACGTCTCAAACACGCCGAAGAACATGTTATATAACCTGAAACGGTTCGCCTGAATTGCCTCGCGGCACACGAAGAGGACGTCAATGTTCGCACGAATGGCCGGAGGGCCCAAGTCCGCGACGTACTGCGAACTGAAGATGAGGTAGATGTTCAAGTGGCGCCCGTTCATAAAAATGTATCTCATCACCGGCTTTTTCATGATAGACGAGTCGAACGCCAAGTCATCAAGCACGACGAAGACTTTACCCATGTTGCCTTTCTTTGCCGCCTTTTTCTGTCGCTCGAGTAGTCTTTCAAGAGCGGCATTGTCAAAATCATCAAACACGAAGACTTCGGGGACGAACTTTGAGAAATACCCGTTTCCAGCTTCCGTGCCGCTCATAATAAGACCGCACGGCAGTCTGTGTCGCTTGTAATACAGCAAGTCTTTGATGATAATAGATTTACCGGAACCACGGCGACCGACGACGCCCACAATCGCGCCGTCGGAGATGGTAGTAGGATCAAATTCTTTGATAGATATACTCATTAATTTTTACATATTTTTTTTTATTCATAAAAAAACGTGTTTGTTTTTTTATTTGTATATTATATGGCTTCTAAGACTTTCGCAAATAACATTGGAAACGACTTTGGAAACGACTTTGGAAATGACTTCGGGGCAAACTCCGGGAACAACTTTGGAAATGACTTCGGGGCAAACTCCGGGAACGACTTTGGAAATGACTTCGGGGCAAACTCCGGGAACGACTTCGGGAACGACTTCGGGACCGGGGCTGTAGCAGGTGCGGCGGGCGGATCATTTTTCTCAAAACTGGTCGGAGGCGCACCGGGGTTCACGTTTAAAAAGCTCGTCATTGTGGTCGTGGCAATTTTAGTAGTCATTGCCGTGCTCTACGGAATATATCATTTCTTCTTCAAGAAAGACGAGTGCACTTACGTGGTGAGAGAGCAGAAAGACAAAGAGTGGGTGTGTCCCGAGGGAACGATAGACACCGGAAGGAGCTGGGGAGACGAGAATGGACAGAACCAGTGCGCAATCACCCAGCAGTGCGTGGACATCCTTGGCCCGCTTCCTGCAAAGTGCACGTATACCACTCGAATCCCCATGGGAGATAAGTGGGTTTGCCCGGAGGGGACGATTGACACAGGGCGCTCGTGGGAACATGTAGATGGCGACAAGCAATGCAAGACTTCTGCCTGCCCCCCGTCTGGAAAGCCCGTGTTGAAAGAGTGCTCTTATTCTGTAAGAGTACAGAAAGACAACAAGTGGGTATGCCCCGAGGGAACGATAGACACCGGGAGAAGCTGGGAACACGAAAACGGACAGAAACAGTGCGCACAAACCAAGGAGTGCGTAGACGCCCTTGGGTCTATAAAGCCCTTGGCGCCGCCCGCGGTCTGCTCGCCCCTGCAGGTAAGTGTAAACAACACATGTGTATGCGACACGTCTAAGGGCGTTATTTCAAAAGACGGGGCGTGCGTGTGCGCTGACGGATACGTATGGAACGGAACGACGTGCGTCAAGGCGCCGTGTCCCGAGGGACAAGTGATGATAGGAAATGCTTGCGCTTGCCCCCAAGGGCAGGTCATGGGCCCTGACAAAAAGTGCGCGTGTGCCCCCGGGTTCCGGTATGACGGGTTTGGGTGCACCAGAATTCCAATAATACCAAGCCCAAGCCCCCCGGCGCCGAAACCCGCACCCAAGCCTTCGCCAAAACCTGCCCCCAAACCTTCGCCAAAACCTGCCCCCAAACCTTCGCCAAAACCTGCCCCCAAACCTTCGCCAAAACCTGCCCCCAAGCCTTCGCCAAGCCCTGCTCCTGGTAAGTGTTCTGGTGTAGAAGGGGGGGAACCG